ATCAATTAGGAGTTACCCAATTTACTGAGTATGGTCCCCCAATGATGAAAGCTGGTACTTACAAAGGTGAATATGTTAGTCCTTATAACATTGCACTAGATGCTATGAATTTTGATTCTCCGTGCATTCCTTTGAAAGTCTTGGACAAAGTTGCCAAATCTTATACAAATTACATTATTTCGAATCTTACAAAGAAAGGTGTAAAAAAGTTGTCTACAAATACAATGATGGAAGCAATCAATGGAGTTGATAGTGATCCGTTTATAAGTAGAATTAACACTTCTACATCAGGAGGATTTGGCTTTCCTGGTAAGAAAAGTGCCTATCTACCTATTGTACAAGAAGATCCATTGATTCGTGAACCAATTCCCACTTTAAAAAGGAGGTTAGTTGAGATTTTATATTCATTTCAACGAGGAGAGGATGTTCCTTTCATTTCCGTTGCTCAGTTAAAAGACGAACCTCGTCCAATTGAGAAGTGTTTAAATGGCTCCACTCGTGTTTTTTACATGAGTTCTTTGGAGCATTTAATTTTAATGCGTATGTTTCTCTCCCCCCTTTTTTCAACCATGGTAGAATTTGGAGAAGCTTTTGGTGCCGCTGTTGGTATAAATATGCACTTGGAAGCTGATTCTTTTTTAAAACGTCTATTGGCTTTTGCCTCCAAATTCATAGAATTGGATTATCGTAAATTTGACTTGACGTCTTCTATAGATGTTAAAAGGCTATGTATAACGATAATTTTAGCTCTTTTAAAACATTTTGGTTACAACGATTATGAATTAAAAATTTCTTATTTTCTTCTGTGTGGTTGTGCTTTTCCCATTATTGAAATGTTGTGTGAACTCCTTATGAAAGGAGGTATCACTCTTTCAGGTTGGTACGCAACTGCTGAAAAGAATTCTATGGATGGAGTCATCCAATTGATGTGTGCTTGGTATGACACACCAGAGTTGGAAGAGAAAAACTTCTTCGATTATTGTTTACCAGTTGTATATGGTGATGATGTCGTTATGGGCGTCAAAGATGAAGTTATTGATTTATTTAATAATCTCACATATACAGAAAAATGTTGGAAATTGTTTAAAATGACCTGTACGAGTGCCCGTAAGGATGGGAAAATGGAAAAGTTTTTGTCTTGGGAAGAAATTTCTTTTTTAAAAAGGATGTTTGAAAAGAGTAAGATAGTGGACAAAATTGTTGCTCCGTTAGATATCAACTCTTTAGTTAAAACACTTATGTGGACAATTCCCTCTAGTGTAATAAGTGATTATGAACAATCAATTTCATCAATGACTTCCGTATTGTGGGAACTTATGTTTCATGTGAGTTCAAAAGAGCATTTTGATGTATTCCGATCAACTTTCCATATGTGGTTAGTTAAACATTTTGGAGAAGATTGTGATAGATTGCCAACTTTTGATTCCATTTTTAAAGTTTTATTTCCTGAGTTTGTCAATACATTCGAGACTAAAGCACAAGAACCTCAAGGCTTTATGAGTGAGCACTTGTTGAGTGATGTTGCTGTTAGTGAATGTGGGAAAAAAAGTAGTTTGCCTTAAAAGAAACTCTAAATACTCACTGTTGACAGATAGCCGAACCCTATCTGACTCCTATTGTTTGTTCGCCAATCCTCGTTGTCAAATGTTAATTACTATGTTAGAAGTTTATAAGCAAGATTTGGGATCTAAGTTAGTAGATTTAGAAGAGATTAAATATGATGGTCCCCCACTCGAAGCTTTACAGTTTGATCCATATTATACAAAGTGTTCTCAAAATTTACCCTCACGTGAAATAATTTCTTTGTTGCAAGAAATAGCGAACTTGAGAGCTACTATTCGTCATGTTGAAAACATCATGCTTAAAAGTTATAGCTTGCAGAGTGAATCTAGAAATGATCGTGATGATAGAATTCCAGTTGGTATTGCTGTTCTTATTGAGACTAAACAAGCTATAATAGATGCCTATGCCCAGTGGTATGAAAGAAATTATCAATCTTTAACCGATCCTGAGCGTGAAGAGTTTTTTGATATGATACGTGAATTACAATTAGAAATTGAAGAAATGCTTAGGGCTAGACATATAGTTGTGGAAAGTTTACGAAGTGAATCCATGAATGAGGGTTCTGTTGATTCAGGTGTTGAATCAAAAGTTGAGAATGTTACTGACGTCATGGGAGATGATCCCATTTTTGTTGGTTCACAGTTAAACAGAGTTCCTATGAGTGGTCAGACCACTCTCCTTCATTTGGAGCAATTTCTTAATCGTCCAGTCGAGATTGCAAACGGTGCAATTGCAATAGGTGCGCAGTTACGTTTGCAACTTCAAATTTGGGATTTGTGGTCAAAAGTTCCTTCAATTAGAGCCAAGCTTAAAAACTATGCATATTTTCGTGGAACATGTCATGTTAGATTAGAATTTTCTGGGACACCTTTTCACTATGCGCATATTATGATAGCTTATGAACCATATCCTTTGTCGAATCAGAACGTCATACAATGGTTGGCTAATGAGGTGATAAATGGTGCTTTTGCTCAACCTTTCATTTCTTATCTTTCACAATCTCCAGGGAGTTGCATATTGGATGTAAAACAAAATAAACCAGTAGAAGTTATTTGTCCCTTCATTTCTACTAAACCAGCTCATAGATTGTTTAGTGCTTCGGCAGCTGTTTTAGCTGCTGCAAGTTCTTATCCAGATTTACAAAATGCTGGTAGTTTGTTTGTATACTCTATAAATCCGATTAAAGCTATCTCAGCTACTCCATCAGAAATCTCATATAATATTTATGCTTGGATGGAAGATGTTGAATTGGGACCTCCTACAGCCACAAATATTGAGTTAACTTCAGAGTCAGCAAATGAGAGAGTGACTGGTCCTATAGAACGAATTAGTACTGCTTTGTATACCATTTCCAGTGCACTCATGTCCGTCCCAACGATTGGTCCTTTGGCTAAAGCTAGTTCTTACTTTTTTGCAGGAGCAGC